CCGGTACTGCTGCTGCAGCTGATACCCAGGCTTCCCACGCTGGTTGGCTGGAGCAAGGCTCCACTAACGCACCTACGTACACTTCCCCTCGCAAGACCCCTAGCTGGTCCTCTGCCACTGGCTCCGGATCAGTCTCCAAATCCACCTCTGCTGCCCAGGCCTTTGCCATCACGGGTACTGGTACTGTGTATGGCTGTTTCATCAATATTGGTGGAACTACCGCTATCGACAACACCACGGGTACTCTGTTCTCTGCTGGTGATTTCTCCAGCTCCCGTGCTGTTATCTCCGGTGACACTCTGAACGTCACCTACACCCTGAGCTGCTGATCGTCCAATGACCTTTGATCCCTCGACCTACTCCGCTCTGGAGCTTCAGAAACTCGACATCGCTAACCAGGCGGAGGCTATCCGTGCGAAGGCGGGTGGGGACACGGCGAAGCTGGAATACAAGGTCGCGAACATCTTGAACACTTCGCGTGACCTCGGTTATGCGGCAGCTCTTATCGATGTGATGAACGTCAAGCCGGACCCGGCAGGGTTCAAGACGGCGAGGGAATACGTGACGGCCTGGGTCGCCGCCATTCAGGCATTGGCTCCGCAATTCCCGGCCTGACATGGCGACGAAGACATTCTATTTAAGCACCAACACGGCGACGGGCGCGTCGTCTGCGCCGCAATTAAACGAAAGCAACGCGGGATATTCCGCCGACAGCCTCGGCGGGTGGGCCACGGGGTCATTCACGGCGTCAACGCCGCGGTATTCGCCATTCGCATATTCTTCTGTTGGAAGCCAGAACAACCAAACTACGAATAGTGCGACAGACTATCTCACGTCAGGGTCGAACACTGGGCCGGGTGCCTGGGGTAACGACTTCTTCCGCACGGAGTCCGCCTACACCGGAACCTTCGCAAGCGGTACATGGGCCATCAATATCAATATGGCCACTGACGTTGGCGGCAATGGAACGTATCGCATTAAATTCCGGGTCTGGCGCTCCACAAGCGCAACGGGGGCAAGCCCGACTCTTATTGATACTTTCGACAACGGTTCGGATTTTACGCCGCCGCAGTCGCCTCTCGCGATCTCTTGGTCAGCGCCGTCGATTTCACTGAATAACGAGTATCTGTTTTTCCAAGCAGAAATCGTTATGCAGTCTGCCCCGTCGTTTGGCGGCGGCGTCAATTTCCGGTCTTCCACTGTCCAGACATGGACAACAACTGATTTCACTGCTGGTGCTGCAGCTACCTCTCTGATTATCGATCCAAATGCTCACCTCCGGCACATGCTTATAAGGTAACACTATGGGTTTGATTTATACGGTTGCGTTCAGTCAGGGTTCGGTTGCCGCAGTCCGCGACCTGTTCACCATCAAGGCGAGCACCATCACTGCCATTCGTATCCACGGTTTCACTCTATCGCAGGAAACCCTGATTTCAGATGCAAACGAAAAAGAACTCCGTCTAACAGTTAAACGTGGCTCTGGCTCCATCTCAGTTGGTTCTGGTGGTTCGACGGCAACAGCTACACCACAGCTTAGGTCCGCTCCTGCTCTTGGTGGTTCAGCAACTGTCGTCACCAACAACACAACGCAGACGACGGTCTCGACCGGCACGCTGACGACGCTGGAGCAGTACAGTTGGAACGTGAGGGCGCCTTTCATCTGGTGGTACCCGCCTGAACTCCGCCCTGTGGTCGAGGCGAACTCCTCCAACGCCATCTATTGGATTCTCGCGCTCGACACCGCCCCTTCATCCACGACCATCAATGGGACCCTGTGGTTCGAAACTGATCAGTAAGGATTAGTAATGGCTACGGACGGGATCTTTCGTCGCCCCTGGACCCCGCCCGTCCAACGTGCACAGATCCAAATCTTCAGTAGGCAGAGTGTATTTTCCTCGTCTCTGATGGAAACACTAACCTTAACTGAGTCTAATACCGCTGCTATATCTACAGTGAATATGGATCGCACTGAGACCCTCAGTGTCAGTGACTCCCAGTCTTCTGCAGCGGTATTTGCCTCCTCAGTCACAGAAACTCTCTCCATCAGTGATTCTGAAACTGGTGGTCTGAACTTCAACTCCTCTCTTACTGAGACCCTCAGCCTCACCGATACCCCAGCTGCCGCCCTGGTAGCCCTGGGTATCCTCACTGAGACCCTGAGCCTATCCCATACCCAGGCAGGGAACATCGATACTACCAGCATGAACCGTACTGAGACCCTCAGTGTCTCGGATACTCAGGTCGGAAATGCTACTTACCCGTCTTCTCTCACAGAGACCTTGAGTCTTTCTGATACGGAGACTGGGCTTCTTACTACCTCCAACAGTCTCACTGAGTCTGTATCTCTCACTGACACCCAGTCTTCTGCTGCTATCTTTGCCTCCTCTCTAACCGAGACTCTATCTATCTCTGATACTGAGTCTTCAGCACTAACCACTTCAAGTATGCAAGTCGCTGAGAACCTCTCAATCAGCGATACCCAAGATGCCACTAGTAGTGGGGGAGGAGAAACCCCAGTCGATAGTGAAATTATTATACGTCGAAGACGAAGGATGACTGAATAATGCCAGATAGGGATGAAAAGGAAGTTCTGAAGATCGCTCTTAAAGAGTGGTTGGATGACAAAATCCTCGAATTTGGTAAGTTTTCACTCAAGACCATTGCTGTCCTAGCTCTGGGAGCTTTAGTGTATTTCATCCTGGTGTTTAATGGCTGGCATAAGTAGGAAAGACCAGATCAGGGAAAGTGCTGAGGCTGACCTTGAAACCTTTATCCGCCTTGTCCACCCTCAGCGAGTACTAGGTTCCATCCACGTCGAACTCATCCGCTGGTGGACCAGAGAAAACCAGAAGTCCCACCAGCTCGTCCTACTCCCCCGAGATCACGGCAAGAGTGCCATGATTGCCTACCGGGTGGCTTGGGAGATCACCAGGAACCCGGCGATCCGGGTACTCTACATCTCCTCAACAGCCAACCTGGCGATCAAGCAGCTAAAGTTTATCAAGGACATCCTCACGAGCGATATCTATCGCTTCTATTGGCCCAACATGGTCAATCCCGAGGATACCAAGCGTGAAAAGTGGACTGAGAATGAAATCTCTATTGACCATCCTCTCCGCCGTCAAGAAAACGTTCGTGATCCCACAATCTTCACTGCTGGTCTCACAACTTCTATTACTGGTCTTCATTGTGACATTGCGGTTCTCGATGACGTAGTTGTCCGAGAGAACGCCTATACCGAAGACGGCAGGGAAAAGACCAAACAGCAGTACTCCCTGCTATCGTCCATCGAAAGTGCCGATGCCAAAGAATGGGCCGTAGGGACCCGCTACCATCCCAAGGATCTCTACAGCGACCTGTCGTCCATGATGGTCGATGAGTACGACGAGAACGGAGAGATCTGCGGCCAAGACCCTCTGTACGAGACCATAGAGCGCCAGGTCGAGAATCGAGGTGACGGCACCGGAGAGTTCCTCTGGCCTCGCCAGCAGCGCAAGGACGGTAAGTGGTTCGGCTTCGATCAGAAGATCCTAGCCAAGAAAAGGGCTCAGTATCTTGATCGCATCCAGTTCCGTGCCCAGTACTACAATGATCCAAACGATGCAGAGTCAGCATCAATCCAAAGAGAGTATTTTCAGTACTACGACCGTGCACATCTCTCCAGACGCAATGGCTTCTGGTTCATACGGAACAGACGACTCAACGTCTTTGCTGCAGTTGACTTTGCCTTTTCCCGAGCACGAAAAGCAGACTTCACAGCCATCGTCGTAGTCGGAGTCGATGCAGACAGGAACTACTACGTCCTGGACATCGAACGGTTCAAGACGGACAAGATATCCGAGTACTTCGACAAGATCCTCAAGCTCCACCAGAAGTGGGACTTCAGGAAGCTTCGAGCCGAAGTCACCACTGGTCAGCAAGTGATTGTGAATGACCTCAAACAGAACTACATCCGTCCACACGGCTTGGCCCTCAGTGTTGAAGACTTTCGTCCAACCCGTAACCAAGGCAACAAGGAGGAGCGTATCGAAGCCATCCTCCAGCCTAGATACCACAATCGGCAGATGTGGCACTACCAAGGTGGATACTGCCAGGTCCTTGAGGAAGAGTTGTCCCTGACTAACCCTCCTCACGACGACGTAAAGGACGCACTAGCCTCAGTCATTGATGCCTGTGTCGCCCCCTCTTCTCATATGCGGGAACGTACCGATAACGTCGTTTCCTTCGCTCACTCTAAATTTGGTGGTGTATACTAATGGCCAAGCGCCCTAAGATGACTGAAAAGAAAGATGCTGCTTTCGATAAAAAGCGTGGCATCAAGGACAACTCCAAAGCCGACCGAAAGTTGGATAAAAAGTTCGGTCTCAAGTCGGATAAGAAGAAAAAGTAACACTTAATGGCTGGTAGAACTCTTAACCTC